TATCTGCGATATTCTTTGCGCTATAGATCACTTTAAATATGTTTTCTTATTGATTATCATGTATTTAGTGTATAATAAAGTATCTCAACACTAGGAGAGTTACTTGAAGATACTACTTTTAGATATAGAATGCGCACCCAATTTAGCAACGGTATGGGGGATTTGGCAGCAGAACATTGCGCTTAATCAACTCCTAGAATCATCTTACACACTATGCTATGCAGCCAAATGGTATGGTGAGAAAAAGATTATGTTTGACTCTGTATATAAAACAGACCGTAAAGCAATGCTAAAGTCTATCCATAAACTCATGGATGAAGCAGACGCAATCGTTCACTATAATGGCAATAGGTTTGATATACCTATGCTTAATAAAGAGTTCCTAGAAGCTGGTATGCCACCTCCTAGCCCAGCTAAACACATAGACTTACTACAAACATCTCGTAGCAAGTTTAGATTTGTTTCTAACAAACTAGACTATATTGCACAGCGTTTAGGTCTTGGTAAAAAGACAGCTCACGAAGGTCATGAGTTATGGCTTAAAGTTATGAATAACGATAAGTCAGCATGGAAACGCATGGAAGAATACAATAGGAATGATGTTGTATTATTAGAGAAGGTATATGATAAGTTTAAAGGTTGGATAAGTAATCATCCTAATCACAATCACTTCTCAGAAGAAAGAGTTTGTCCAAGTTGTGCAAGTCATAAAGTTCAACAACGTGGTTATGCAGTATTAACTGGCGGTAAATACCCAAGATTCCAATGTCAACAATGCGGTAGCTGGTTTAGAGGAAACAAAAAATTAACCACAGACAAATCAGAAAAATTCGTCAAACTATAGGATTTATTATGCAACGTTCAGAAGTAGAGATTATCTGCAATCACATGCTAGGTAGAACTATCGTATCATGCGAAGCATTACATGGTGATAGCACTATTGTTATAGAGCTAGATGATGACTCTATTATAGAGATAAGCGGAGAAGAACTATCTCTGTACTCAGAACTAACTCCGCTAGACGATTAAAGGCAGATTACAGTACCGTTAGTATTTACTTGGCATACTGTTACAGAGCCATCTGGTGCATATATAGTAGTTGTTTGACCAATAGCCTTTTCAGTTCCCCATATAGCTAGTGCAGCCATTACAACAATAAATACCCAATATATTTTATTCATCATCAAACCTTTCTAAAATAGCTTCTACTTCAGGTGGATTAACAGCATCTTCATCTCTTGTAGCTTCTAATAGCTTATTCTTATACCAATCAGACTTCTCTAAATCTTGTTGTGGATTATCTTTAAATGGATAGCGTAAGTCATATTTAAGTTTACATCCTTTTAAATAACCAATGTATTCTTCCTTAGTTAAACGACTTTTAATCACATCTATCGCCTCAATACCACCCACTAAATAATGTGGAGGTCTATTCACCATATCTACCATAACTATCCCCTTATAAATAAAAGATTTATTGCCTGATAAGTTCCAATAAAGAAACCTATAATTGCGCATACTACCATAATATAAATAATATAGTCAATTACTTTTAATATCCTATCCATTTACCATACTCCCTTCCTACAGTTACAGATACATAATTCCTATTCTTAAACCTTCTATCTAATATTTCTTTATGTTCAAGTGGTTTAGGTAAGCTAAAATATCCTTGACTTTCTAAATACTTTAATCGCACTCTATTTGTAACACATCCCTGAATGACATCCTTAATAGTGCAATTAGGATGTTCTTGCATATATTCATTAATAAATTTTGCTTGTCTTTGATCGTCTAACTTAGTGTACATTTTTAATCCCATGAGCTTGTTCTATAAGCCTAGCAAATCTAAATATTCTGTCAAGCGTTAAAACAGCATTACCACTTCCAAATGCTTCTTTATACGCTTTAATAATCTCTTCTTGTGTAAGTGGGTTAGAGTCCACCATAAGCCTCCGTTAATCTTTTACTATCATATCTTGACAATCCTTTATATTCCTCTACAGGCTCACCAGGTATTAATGGTGTTATCTTAATATGATGTGTTGTATTCTTTAAATCGTTTAAATATGATAATTGGTTAGGATGAAACGACCATAAATAAGACTTCTTTAGGTCACCAGACTTAACATCATACTCTTCATAAAGCCATGCTACAGGTTCTTTTTTAGCCATTAGTAAAATACCATCCTTCCTATGTGTGTTTTCTTCCTTTGACCAAACCATGCCTTTTTAGGCGGTATTGAATCATCATGGAAGTATAAAGCATTTGCAACTGGGTTTGCATATTTATTGTAAATAATCGTATCAATAACCAAAAGTTTAGTCTCCAAATACGCCCTTTCATTAACTGGACTGTGGGACTGATCTTGCACAGCAAACTGATTATTAGAATAAACGACAGAACATACATCACGACCCCAACGACCATCACGAACCCTATTCCGTATAGTATTAATGACTCCAATTTTTTCCTCCAATGTTCTTGTATTAACTTCGTGGTAAACAGCAGTAGCATAACACGATATATCTAGTTCTAAATGGTGTATATCCATTATAGTCCTTTCATGATTTTCTTGTGTCTAACAAAACCATACAGGCGTATAATTCTATTATAAATCTAAAAGAAAGGAGAACCGCTATGTGGACAACACCAGCAGCTACTGAAATGCGTTTTGGCTTCGAAGTCACAATGTACGTAATGAACAAGTAATTGTAAGGATAAGGGAGGTTGCCATTAAAACGGCAAATCTCCCAAGTCCTCATCATCACCCTCTACAGCAGCACTACCCCTAGTGTATTCTTTAGATTCAGGTACATCTGGAACATTAGTAGATTGACTACTTTTTGAACCAAGCATTTGCATAGAGTTACCAATAATCTCTGTTGTATATCTTTCTTGACCTTCTTTGTTAGTCCATTTACGAGTTTGTAAAGAACCTTCAATATATACAGAACTACCTTTTCTTAAATACTCACCAGCAATTTCAGCTAATTTACGGTATAAGACAATGTTATGCCATTCTGTTTTTTCTTGTTTTGTTCCATCTTTGTTTTTCCATGAGTCAGTAGTAGCAATACTAAAATTACATACTGCATCACCATTAGGCAAAAACTTTAACTCTGGGTCTTTTCCTAAATTACCTAACAAAATTGTTTTATTTACTGATGCCATCTTTAAGCTCCTTAAGTTTAATTATTGTGTTATCCACTTCTTTTAGAAATGTGAGTATTTCATCAACTAACATTTTAATGTATTCATCATCCCTGTCAAGTTGTTTGACGAATAATACCATGTTATCTGGGAAATTTGGGTTATAGCTTACAAAATGTGCAAAGCTAGCACCTGTCACCGCCATTTGCCATTGTATCTGAGGTACGTATTTACTAGGCACTTTATCTGTCATTAGGGTAGTAGTATGTGTAGTTTCTATAGGACATTTAATTTCTAATATACCTTCACCGTCAGCAATCAATCCATCTGGACTTGCACCACTCATAGCAACAGTTGGGTGATCTATAAATCCAACTTCTTTTACTTCTCCATATTTAAGCTCATACAAAGTTCTAGCAGTTTCTTCTCTATCAATACCATCTTGCATAGCTTGATTAACATAAGTATCAGCTTTCTTTCCTGTAAGCCTTTCAGTTACAAGTTGTGTAAGATAGTTTTGACGAGATGTAGATACACCTGTTTTAGTCTTTGCTATCACATCTGCTACACGACTAGCTGTTACTTTGCCAAGTCGTGCATCAAACCATTCTTGTGTGCGTTGTTCCATTATGCAGCCTTAAGAGTTTCTACAAACTCTGCACATTGTTCTTTATCTTCTCTTGACATCTTTGCATATACAACTCTAGCAGCTTCAATTCCTTTGTCAGCATAAGTAGATTTAAGTGTTTCTAATGGGTTTACATCCGGTAAATCTTCACCGCTATAGATATATAAACCAATACCATGTAATGCAATAGCTTTAGCTAAACAACGTTGCATAGCTGTATTTACAGCCATAGCATCTGGATTCTTCATAGCTTTATTAGAAAAGTCAAGCACAGGTAATTGAGCTGTCATAGTTTTACCAAATGCTGTAACAGAACAAAAGACCATAAGTGTTTCACCAAATTGCACAGGTTCTTTATATTCCCATGTAGCAGTTGGGTCTTGTTGCAATAAAGTATCAACCGCCCATGACCATGAAATGTAATTAAATTTACCTTTCTTTTCTAAATGTTCTGATACATCAATTTTACGTAGTTCTAAATACTTACTCATTTGTTGTCTCCTGTTGTTTTGTTTCCATCTCGTGTAGTTGTTGCATCACTTGTTGGTAAAACATTAATTCTTCCATTTAATCTCTCCCTTTCATCAAATCTTTTATTAAGTTCTTCTAAGTCTTTCCATACCTCTGGTAATATTTCAGCTATACGCTTTAAACCATTCGCCATATTATATACCCCCAAAATATAAAAAGAAATAGCCATATGTATTTATTCATCATGCTTTTCCTGTTGATCAAGTAAATGTTCAGCTAACTGTTCTTGTTGTTCAAGTCTTTCCATATCATCTAAATATGCGTCTGGGTCTAAGTGTCTTTCCATTATATTGCTCCTGCTAACTTGCCCATAATATATAGGAATAAGGCTACGTAGGCATAGAAAAATACTACTGTTACTATCATTGTTTTAATACTCATGTTTCTCTCCTGGTTAAATTACAATAGTTATATTAAACACATAAAATAACTTGTCAACAACTTTCTAGTAAAAATCTATAAATAAAATAGTTTGCAATTAGAAATACATTGTGGTAATGTTTTGCCCTATGGAGATATTGCGTTACATTATATTAGATGAATTTGATGGAAAACCTCTAAGAGCCTTTAGTAACAAGGCATCTGCACTATGGTTTCTTGAGAATAGGTCTAATTGCAAGCTCCATATTTTGCCTAGAACGCCTAAAGCAAAAGTCGTGCCAATGTCAGAATTATATGAAGAATGTTTATTTTAAGGAGAGTAATATGAACGCAAGAGAAGCATTGTATAGAATAGAAGCATTATTAGAAGCTGGTGCTGTTCCAACATCTGATGGATTGATGTTAAATAGAGATGTTTTTAATTTAATTTTAGAGTCAATAAGCATTGGTATTCAGCATGGAGAAAAAAATGAGAATTAAGAATTGGGAGAAGTTTAACCTTTATAAGCCTAGAAACCCACGTTATCAAAAAAAGATGACATGGTTTAAATTTTATGGTACGGATTATATTAATGACATAGAGATACATAAGTTATCTTTTGAACAAAAAGCTGTTTTAGTAGAGTTATGGTGTCTTGGTTCTGAAAGTGATGGCATATTACCTGACAACTATGAGATCGCTTTTAGACTTCATTATCCTATTGACTTTATTGAAAAAATAGTAAATGAACTATTTACTAGAGGTTGGCTAGAGGAAAACTATCAACCTGCTAGCATAGAGAAGAGAAGAGAAGAGAAGAAAAGAGAAGATATATATGTCGTTAAAACGACCAATAGGTTTGATGAATTTTGGGAAAGCTATCCTAATGTTCGTAAAGTCAACAAGAAAACTTGTTTAGAAAGATGGGCTAATAAAAAC